TCACGGGCTTCCTTCTTGTGCTTTTTTCTCCTCGCAGTTTTGGTTCCAGATGATCAGCTCTTTTGCGGGCGTTGGTTTGCCGTTTGCTGATGAGTATTTGATGCCGACTTCCTGACATCTGAAGCCCTGAAAAACCCGTCTTATATCGGGGTGGTCGTTGATGCTGATGACTACCGATCCCTGTGCTTCTCGCGCCATTTGCGCCATGCGCTCGTACTGATCGAACTCGAACGGGACGCCGTAGCCGGCGGTTTGCCAGTACGGTGGGTCGAGGTAGAACAGCGTGTGGGGCCGGTCGTAGCGTTCGATCAGTTTGTCCCACTGCATTTGCTCGATGTAAGCGGATGCAAGGCGCAGGTGGGCCTGGCTGAGATCCTCTTCCAGTCGCAAAAGATTGAATCTGGGCCTTGAGGTCGTGGCGGTTCCGAAATTGTGACTGGCGACACTGCCTCCGAACCCTAGTTTTTGCAGGTAGAAGAATCGGGCGGCGCGCTGGATATCGGTCAGGGTTTCGCCCCGGCTCATCTTTTCCCATTCGTAGATCTGACGGCTGGCTAAGGCCCATTTAAACTGCCTTAAAAACTCCTCTAAGTGGTGTTTAACGACGCGGTAAAGGTTCACTAGGTCGCCGTTGATGTCGTTGATCACTTCCACTTTTGCGGGCTCTTTGGCCCAAAATATGGCAGCACCACCGGCAAAAGGTTCGACGTAGCAGGTGTGCTTTGGGAATCGCTTCATGATCTCGTTAGAGATGCGTTTTTTACCGCCAATCCAAGGGATAATCGGTTTGCAATGTGTCATGTGGGCCTCTGTTTTGATAGGCTCCGCCCGCTGCGTGCACGCGGCAGGGGGCCTTGCTGGGCTCACAGTCTCAAGCACTGTGGGTCTAGGTCCGGTCTGTGCTACAACACTGACCGGTCGCCTCCTTCTCCTTTCTTCCTTTATTCCTTCCTTTACGGCTGCCATTCGACCACGCGGATTTGAACCTGTGTCCAGGCTATGCCGCCGGGGTTTGCGGTGTCGTAGATGGTCAGAAATCCGGTGTGTCGGCCTGGGGTCAGGCCGCGATTGCCGGGTTTGAGTCGTACTCGGGTGGCACCGGATGTGAGCGTGATGTCTGTATCTGTGTCGGTGTCGAACACAACTGGCTCGCCGCTGACCGCCGCGCTGCCCGGTAGCCAGAAGACGGCGCGGGTGACGGCGTTGGCTTCGATGGGGCTGCTGTCTGTGCGCAGCTCCCACTCGATCCAGTTCTCGCGATCCAGATAGACGGTGCTCACGCGGCGTTGATCCGGTAGATGCCGTTAGGGGTGTTTACGGTGAATACGCTGTTAGTGCTGGCACTGGGATCGGCCATTTCACGCGCGAACACCAGCGCGTCGCCGGCTGCTGGGGAGGCGGCTGAGCCCTGTAGGATGATCAGGTGGCCGCCGCTGGCGTTGATGCTCACATTGGAGCCGAAGCTGATGTTGTCGCAGTCGTAGAGCACGTCGTCGGTATCGACCAGCGCCACCGACGCGCCGGTGATCTCGACTGGGGCGTAGTCGTCATCGGTGATTTCGTCGCCTGAGACGTTGGCGTAGGTGGTGTGCGCTGCGCTAAATGCGTAGTCAGAGTCGACCAGAATGGCGTAGAACGAGCCGGCTTCCCAGTCGATATCGCCGTTGGCGAGCGCGAGGCGGGCTGCGTTGTAGGCTTTGGTAGTCATGAGAGCACCTTTATAGAGTATCGCGGTTGATGAGCCACCAGGCTCCGGTTTGGGGTTCTGTCGACGAGGCTGGTAGTGCGGAATCGTCCGATTACCAGGCCGGTAAATAGTTGTAGTGGCTGGCCCTGGGCGGCGGCCTGAGCCGGTGCCAGGGTGAGCCGCTGGCCGGTGGTTGCATCCAGTGTTAGATGCCCGGTGGTCGCCGGGGCTGCAGTGGCTGATTCGGCTACGCCGGACACCAGGTTAAGCGGCAGCAGGGTCGCGGTTGCGGCTTGCGGGGCCAACGTGGCCAGCATTGCGGAACCGGCGATGGTGGTTAGCGGCACTGTGGTGCCTTGCGCCAGGGTTGTGGCCAGGGACTGGATCTGGCCGATCTGCTGGCCCAGCTCGGTGCCCTGGGCGCTGGCTTGGGCCGGTGCCAGGGCGACCAGGAATTGCTCGTTATTGCCGGTTACTACGGCCAGCGACAGGCCGTTGCCGGTGGATAGCGCGGGCTCGGCGCTGGTGCTCATTCCCGCCAGCAGCTCCAGGAGCCGGCCTTGGGCGTTAGCGATTACCGAATGGGCCTGTGCGCTGTGGCCGATGCTGGCCAGCGTCGCCTGCAGATTCGATTGGCCAGTTGAGGCGGTCGTGCCGTCGTTGAAACCGACGTTGAGCACCAGCAGTGGCGATTGAGCCGTCGCCAGGCTTGGGACCAGGTTGGCGGTGAAATCGCTGGAGGTGCCGGCTGTAATACCAAGATTCTGGCCGTTGGCGGTCGCCAGGGCTGGGGCCAGGCTTGCCGATACGCCGCCCTGAGCGGAGAGCGCGACCGTGACGCTTTGAGCTGCCGATGGCGTTGGAGTGGCGGTGAATCCGGCGCTTAGATTCAGCGGCTGAGCGACGGCGCTGGCCAGCGTTGGAGTGATTGCCGGGGCATTGCCTGCCTGTGCCGCCAGTGGCTGGCCGGTCGCGTTGGATGCAGAAACCGCAGCGGTGGCGCTCACGCCGAATTGAGCGGCCAGCGCGATAGTGGACGACTGAGCCAGAACCGGAGTCGCCTGGGTGTTGAGGCCAGCGGAGAGACCTGCCGGGGCGGCGATGGCCTGGGCAATCGTGGGGATCGCTGCAGATGCCGTGCCGATGGCTGACGTTGACGGCTGAAGCGCTGCGGCGGCAAGGGTTGGGGCTAGCGCTGTGCTGAATCCGGTTCCCGTGGTGGGGGCGCTGGTGGGTGCTGGGTCGCCGTTGGTGCCAATGCCGATTCCGGCGATGTACACCGCATTGCGCTCACGAATGAAAACGCCGGTTTGACCAGGGGCAGCAAGCACTGAATCAGCTTCCTCTGTGATCCAGCCAGCCGGTTCCGGTGCTCCTAAATCCCAAGCTTTATATTTGAGGAGTGCTTCGCCGCCCGCCCCCTGCGTGACGCGGAATCGGCTGTTGAAATACACAATGCCCCGCGCATAACCAGCGTTCGCGAAATTCGAACGGCTGCCACCATCGAAACGGAAAAAATAGGCGCTGTCGTCGTAGTTCTGATCGATGTAATAAGCATCACCTGCCGTCGGGTCCGCCCATACTACTCCACCGGCCTTACCTGTCCCGTCCTGATCTGTGATTCTCATCAGCAGGAACACTTCCGCGTTTGCCGATCCGCCGGCGGGCGTGTAAAGGGCTGCGGTGTAATCGAATGCTCCGCCGCCCACAAACTGGAGCGCAGGAGTGCCGCCATCGTCCCCAACAACTAAGTTGCGCGGACTGCCCTGCATGGCCCAGTAGGACCAGTTGGCTCCGTCGAAATTGCTGGGGTCGATCCAGAACTGAGCCATAAATTACTGCCCTGAGATCTCGATGAAGTCGAGCCCGTAGCCCGGCCCGCGTGACTCGTTGTAACCCTTCAGGCCAAACCCGGTGCCTGCCGACGGCCCGATCGCCTCATCGGCGAGCAGGTAGGAGCCTGCCGTTACGGTGATGCGGCCAGGCTCAACCGCGATTACGATCGGCGCAGATACCTCGCCATCCACCAGGTCCGGCATAGCCGTTTCGGTTAGCAACCTGGTGCTGCCTTTAACGCGCTCGTAAAGGCGCATTACCTGGCCTGTAAACAGCACTGAAATATGGTTGTCGTCGTCGTCAAAGCCCAGCAGCAGCGCCATGTAACTCGCTGGTTTCGATCCCACAGTCTTGTCCAGCCCGGCCACGGCTAACGCGGTTTGCACCGTGTAGGCGTCAGGCAGATCGAAACCGGCGATGTGAGCTGAACCGCTGTACTTGCGCGTGTAGCGCACGGCTCCGTCTGCCGCCACGAAATACGGCCCGGCCTCCCAGTGCTGGCCGCTGCTCGCGGTGCGACCGTCCAGGGGCGATGGCTCTGATTCGGCGAATTCGTCTGCGAATAGCACAGGGCCGGCGTCGTCGATTTCGCAGGTGGGTCTGCACCCGAGCTGATCGATTGCGGTGGGCGCTTCGTGCCATATCACGGTGACGCTATCAGACTCTCGGGACCGCATATCGGCCTGGTCGATAGCGACCACTGTGCAGCGATATTCGCCGGGGCCTGGCAGCATCGGCTTCAGCGGCAGGCTGTAATCCCCGCTTGCATTGAGTTCGCCGGGCGTCCAGTCAGTTGAATTTTCTCCGCATTTTATGCGGTAACTCTTTATGTCGATCGGTGCCAATGCGCTGCCATCGGTCCGGGCCAGTGGTGGGGCGAAATACAGATGTGAATCGCTGCGCAGGTCAGCTTCGGTAGTGGTCTGGGCACTGGCGCAGGACCACGCAAGGCTAACCAGAATAAACAGGATCACGCGTTTCATTAGATAGCTCCTGACTGATATTTGCGGATGATGTTGCGGCGGCATTTGATCGTCGCACTGGCGGCTGAGGCCCCGCTGACGGGGGTGATGTAGAGCGCCATCTGGACGTAGCTGGTACCTGCTGGAACGGCGATTTTGTTGGTGTGCAGCACGCCTGAGAAGTCGCTCATTTCCTCGGCTGGGTCGCTGTAGATGTTGGCGCGGGAGCGGGCGAGGATGCCGCCGCCGGAGTCTTTGCAGGTGAGTTCCAGATGCACGCCGGCCATTTCGGTCATGCCCTGGGCGTCGACCTCCATCATCGTGAAAAGCTCTTCTCCGATGCTGTAGCCGGAGTTTTCGGAGGTATAAAGGATGGCGTAAGAGCCGCCCACGCCTGCGGATACGGCAATCTGCTGCCACTCGCCCTGGAAGTCGTCGTCGGCGTCTGCCGCTACCTTCGAACACGCGACGGTGATGGAGCCGATTCCGCGCACTGAGAACTGATCCGCCACCTGGCCGGTGGCGTCTTGCAGGCCGCCGCCGGTGCCGTAGAGCAGCGCATTATCGGAGACGTTCGGGGTGGTGCCGTGGCCGTCATTAAGGGAGACGTACCACGGGTCAACTACTGGCAGCAGCGGGGCCAGGGTTTTGGCCGCTTTTTTGCCGACGATTTGAGCGCCCAGGCAGCTGTAGTGCACGTTCGCGTCAAAGAGGTATTCGGGTACGGGCTTACCTTCCAGGCTGGTTGGGTCCAGAACGCACATGAAGCCGTCGACGGTCACAATGTTGCCCTGCTGTGCGGCGTAGTCCCGTAGCCAGTGGAAGTAGCTGTAGAGGCCCGACCGAAGGTTGTTATCGAGGGCTGCGTCGATCGCGCCGCCCAGCAGGATTACCGGGATAATGCCCGCGCCGAGTACATCCGCGATCAGGTCCACGGTTTTGGTCTTGAGCGCATCGACAGCGGTGGCGCTGTCGTCGTCCAGCAGATCGTTGCCGCCTGCGCTGATAAACAGCCATCCGGGTTTTTGGTCCAGCTCTTTGATGTGGTCGGTGAACTGGGCGCGGATTGCGTCGATGCGGCTGCCGCCGGCGGCGAAAGAATCGATCACGCGAATGCGTTGGTGTAGCGCGACGCATATCCAGTTGACCCAGCCCCTGGCTTTCGCGTTTTTGCTTGTTGGCGTACTTAGGTCGTAGCCGTTTCCGATCAGCGAGTCGCCGATGCACATGGCTGTGGAACGTGCGATTGATGATGTGCCGCCGCCGGCGATGCCTTCGGTTGTCAGAGCCGCTGAGTAGGCGTTGAGTTCGGAGCGCAACTGCGGCAAGGCTGCGACGAAGGCATCCGCTTTATCCGCGAACGTTTCGCCGTCGTCGTTTCGGCTTGGGGCCGGTGGCAGTGCTGAGATGGTTGGCAATGGCATTAGGTGAGGCCCTCAACTTCCAGGGAAAATTCGCTGAATCTCGGGCCGGTGGCGACCAGCTCGAACGATCGATAAAACCCGTAAATGAGCGTTTCCGGCAGGTTTTCGGCACCGATGTAGACGGCAGGCGTGGCCCGCAGGCCGGCAAGCAGGGACTGGGTGCCGGCCACGCGGCGGGCGCTGATTGAGACGGGGAAATCGGCGCGCTTGCTGAAGCCTCGCTCTATAACGCGGAAATTACCGAATTCGTCGCGCTCTTTACGCGAGAAATCCAACACGCCGGTGCGGATACCGAACACGGTGTCGCCGATATCGAAAACGCTGCCCACCACCAGCTCGCCCAGTTGGGCCTGGCCCGCCACGTCTTGCAGGGTGACTCGAACGGTCGCGCCCTGGTACCGGGGCAGATTGGTTAGCACCGTGTCGGTTTGCAGGCCAGTCGGCTCGTAGAAGTAGTCGTGCCAGTTGCCGATGGCGGAGTTGTCGGCCAGCGACTTGCGCCCAGTGGTGTATGCCAGGCCCTGAATCGGGTCGATGATGTCGACGGTGATGGCTGACGCCTGGACGTTGAACAGCGCCAAACCGTCAATAGCCGTGGCCGGCAGAATGTCGATAACGAACGGGCCTGCTGCGGTAGAGACGCTGCCGACCTTGCCGTCAATCATGCGCACGGCGTTGGTTTTGCGAACCTCCAGCCAGGTGGCGGGGTTTGCGGCCGCGCCGATGTCGGGCTGCTCGGCGTTGTCTGCAAGCACCTCCCAGATGGCATCGCGGAACGTGTAGCGCTCGCCGGTTTTTACATCGGGATTAAACTGAGAAATCGCGGCGTTAGTGGCGCGATCTACGATTTGGTAGGGGTAGTTGTTGCGCAGGAATACTGCGTAATCGGTGCCGTAGAGCATCTGCTTTACAGGCTGCTCGGCGGTCGTGGCTGGGAAGGCGTCCAGCTCGGTGTAGTCAGCGGCGGCGAAGCGGCGGTGCTGGGGTAGTGTTGAGCCCGCCTGGAAGTAGAATTCTGAGCCGTCCTGGCTGCGGGTGCCCTGCACGAAGTTTCCTGGGATTGTCTGAACTGGCGGCGGGAAGCTATCCGGGATCGGTAGCGTGTAAACCCGGACCCCGTCGGCGAAGCCCATCAGCAATTCATTCCGACTGGCGTTGGTCAGCAGGAAGTTTAAATCGCCGAAACCCAGGAACGTGTCCCCGACTACGGGTTCACCAGCCGGCTGAGTCCATTGCCATTGCCAGCCCCAGTTATCGTCAGCGGCTCCCACCCTCGGGATATCACCCACTAGCCATACCGCTGTTGCATACAGATAGTCGATGGCTTTGATCGGATACAGCCGCGGTGTTGAACGACCGTCGGGCGAATCCTCCATCAATAGCGCGCGGACATACGCAGTGCCCAGAAAATCGACCAGCGGCGCAACGTGGTAGGGCTTGCCGTCATCCGCACCAACGTTCCTCTGCGTGTAGACCATGGACAGCGAATCCGGAGCCCAGGCGATTGGCCCGGCTGATTCCACGTTGGCCTCCCGCTTAAACAGCACTGCGCCTGTTGAGAGGTTGAACACCTCAATACCAGGGCCGAGGGCGTTGACGCGGGTGAGCGCGGCTTTTGTGCCGTCCGGACTCACCACCAGCTGGACCGGGTCGCCGTCAAAACTGGCGATGGTCCCGGAGATGGTGCCGGTTGAAAGATCCTGGCGGCGGATGGTGTTTTTGCCCGAGCTGACGCCGATGTAGCTGGTGAAATACAGGAAATCATCAACAATGCCAGCCACGATGCCGGTGAGTGAGCCCAGGCGGTCCAGGCCCTGCGGTTCCCAGGCTGCGATGCCGTCTGCGCTGGCGTTGCTGGAGATTTTCTGGGCGTCGAGGGCTTGGGGCTTGATCAGTTTCACTGGCGCACCTCGATGCCATCGATTTCGATGCGCTCAAGAATGCGCGCAGCGCGCTGGGTGTGGCGGGCGATGATGAGCTGGGAGCCTTCGAGCTGAGCGGCCAGTTCACTGATCAGGCGTTCTAGCCCGTCGACAGACAGCACCTGGCTCGATTGCCGGGCAACGGGCGCAGCGGATGCGGTGCCACTGCCGGCTACGGCGGCGGTGTTGCGATCCACTGCGGCTTGCAGGTTAACAATGGCCTCTACCTGCTCTGCGTTGCCTTCTTCAAGCAGCTCGATTTGTCGGTCGAGCGAGTTCAGCATTTGCTGCTCTACGGTGACCTGCTCCTGGGTGATGCCGTCCAGCTCGTTGAGCACGTTGCCGGTGAGGCTGATCTGGCGCACGTAATCCGCGAGCGTAGCGAAATCAGCCTGGTCGATTTGAGTGGCACCAGTCAGCGCACTGTTGAGACGATCACCCGGTGTCACAACGCCGGACGCGGCGATGTCGCGCAGGGTTTGTAGGGACTGGGACTGGCTGGCCAGCGGATCCGCATTCAGGCCGTTGAGGGTTTTCAGGGCGTCGGTGACGCTTTGGGCGGCAGCCTCGGCGCTTGCCAGGCGTTCGCCGGTCGTGCGGCGCTGTTCGTTGAGCAGGTCGAGCTGTGCCCGGCGGGCGTCTTCTGCGGCGCGCCGGGCTTCTTCTTGTGCTCGCAGCTCGGCCTGGTGCGCCTCTTCCTGCTGGTCTTCCAGGCGGGTGTAGTACTCATCGGCAGCCGATTGGAGCCGCAGGAGTGTTGCGATCGCTTCGCGCCCGGATTCGGTGGCACCGTTCTGGGCTTGGAGCAAATCAACATAGCCCGCCCGCGTCTCGGGTAGCGCCAGCCCTTGCTGCTCCAGAGCGCGGGTGATATCGGACTGAGCCAGCGTGAATTGCTCGGCCTCGGTGTAGAAGTTGCGGATGAACGACTGCATGGAGCCAAGGAATTGATCGACGCCGCCGGCGGCTTCTACCAGCGCCTCGGAAAGCCGCGCCACTTTTGCCGCTTCCAGATCAGAGAACACGCCCTGGGTCGGGAGAAGGTCGAAACGTGCGAGGCCGGCAAACCGCGTGGGCTCCGGATCAAAATCGAAATTCAGCCGGTCGGCGGCTTCCTGGGCGACTTGTACTTGAGTCGCAACGCGCGCCAGGGTTTCGCCCAGGCCCTCACCGGCGCGCTGCATGGATGCGGCAAACGGCACCACCACGCCCACCAGGTCATCGAACACCTTGCCGAATACGGCTTCAAGCTCGGCGCGCTGTTCTTCCGGATTCAGGTCTTCCAGGCTGATTCGTGTGGTTTCCAGCACAAAGCTGTTCAGCTTCGCTTGCGTGCGGGCCGGCAGCAGGCCCAGCGCATTGGCCCCGGCTTCAACTGAGTCGAAAATGCCGCCGAACACCGCTTCAAACTGGTTTGAAACCTGTTCATCCAGCGCCACGCGGCGCTCGAACGTGTCGTAATCGTCCAGGAAATTTTTCTTGGTGCGGAATGTGCCGTATGCCTCAACGAGAGTGTCGTCGACCAGGTCGGCAATGCGCCCGCCGATGATGCGGATGCCTTCATCTTTTTTCTTTGTTTTGCCGCCAAGGGCTTTGCCGATTTTTCCGAGCAGGCCGAACGTCAGGTCGTCCACAAATCCAACGATGTCTCCCGCGATATCGTCGCCAAATAGCAGTGCCGGGATTCCGAAGGCGGGATTTGATAGCAAAGTGGCCGCAGATCCCAGCGCCGCACCGGGGAACAGCGCGCCAAGGCCAGCGGCCTGCTGCTGGCTTTCCGTTAGAGTCGAGCCGGTTCTAACGCCGAAGTCCTGCCCCAGGGCATCGCGCGCAATCAGTCCGGAGGCTCCGGTAATGCCGTTCTGAACCGTCTGCAGAGCGGTGAGCATGGATCGGTTTATGCCCACCAACTGCTCTGAACTATTCTGGGTTCCCTCTACTGCCCGCTGAATGCTGAGGCTTTTTGCGTTGATGTCACCCAAAACCGAGCCGGTGCCCTGCGTTGCCTGGCGTTGGGCCGTCGGGTCGAAGTTGTCGCTGAAATAATCATCCAGCTCGCGAATGGCCAACTGGACCGCGCCGCCCACAACAGCCCCGGCGATTGGCCCGGCAAAGGCCGCACCGGCCTGAGCCAGCAAGCCGCTTTCGGCGCTGACGCTGGATGCCAGCGACTGGCTGATCTGTTCGCTAACGGCTGCCGCCGCCGTGGTGGCGATCGCATTGCCGATGCCTTCGCCGAGCGTATCCCAGTCGCCGGCGGCGATGGCGTTCTGCAATGCCTGGGAAACCGTTTGCGCGGCGCTGCTGAAGCGGTTCTCGAACTTATCGGCGGCTTCGTCGCCGCCTTGCTCTGCACCTTGCGCGAAGCCGGTGACCAACTGCTCGATGAGTGAATCGCGCCGGGCCGGTGAAATCAGCCCAGCGCTGCTCGCTGCAATCAGTAGCTGCTGTTTCTGGTAAAGGGATTCAAACTCCGCGCCGAGCGGGTCCAGCTCGTTGATCAGTGACTGGGCGGAGCGTTCCAGGTCTGCCTGGGTGCGGGCGGCTTCCTTCTCCGCTTCCACCGTGCTGCGGATGGTTTGCTCCAGCGCCAGCAGTTGGCCTACTCGCTGGGCATCCACACCGCTGCTGATCAGCTTCTCGCGGCGCAGCTCACGTTCTGCCACTGCTGCCGCTTCAGTCGCTTCCGTACCACTTTTGATCAGCTTCTGCTGGCGCTGTAAGCGGGTGAGTTCTTCGGCTACGGAATCGCTGGCCTTTTGCTGCGCCTGGCGTTTGCGTTCAGCGGCACTGGCCGCGTCGATGGCGTCCTCCAGGCTGAACAGCTTTTCAATTCGCTCAGACTCAATGCCGGCGCTTTGCAAGCGCTCGCGGCGAAGCTCGCGCTCGGCGGCGGCAGCGGCTTGTTTTACAGACAGCCGGGATTGCAGCAGTGACTGCTGGCGTTCGAGCAGGGCCAGCTCTTCTTCGAAGGACTCGATGAGACGATCGCGGGATTCCGTATCGCGGCCACCATCGGGCTGCTCCAGGCCCTCACCCTTGCTCAGCTTTTCCAGTCGTTCCTGCAGGAACTTGGCGCGCTCTTCGGCATCTCGTGCGGAATCGAAAAACTCGCCCAGGTCGCCTACCAGGGCTTTGAGCACATCGCTGGTTTTGCCGCTGTTTCTGGCGATTCCGGCAATAGTGTTTTCCAGCGCGGTGAAGTTTTCCGTTGTTGGGGTGGCATCCAGCTGGCGCAAGGCTTCAAATATTTCTCTGGCTGCTGTGTTGCCATCTTCTCCCGCTAGCCCCAAGGACTCCGCTAAGTCGTCAACGGCATTTTGCAGTTCTTTAGCAGGCGTGGTTGCACCAGACAAAAACTGGCCAGTGGTGTAGAAAAGCTTCGCTCGTGAAGCAATATCTTGACTGAAGAAATCCGAGAGATCTGACAGCCCAGCGGTATCAGCGACACTATCAAACGCATCTCGAATGCTGCCGGCAGCCGCTTTAGCCGCAGATTCAGCAGCAAGAATTCCAGATTCGATCCGCGCCTCGGCGGCCAACGCGCTCACCTCAGCCAGCTCGCGAATCTCACGCGCCAGTTCTGGCACGCCGTCATTGGATTTGACAACGTTATCCAGCCGCTCCAGCGAGTCTGCCAGCGCGTCGGTGGCGTCCTCAGCGTCGCCGAGGGATGAGTAAAGAATGCCGCCAACGATGGATGCGACGGCAACCACACCACCGAGGATCGCACCGCCAGGACCGAGAAAGCCGAGGAGCTGAGGAGCTTGCTGCCCAAACGCCACGAACGCGGACGTCCCGGCACCGATTTGCACCGCCAGATCCTGAAACTGGAAACCGGCCTGCTGGACGATGCCCTTTTGCACACGGAAGCTGCTGGTGACCCGCTGAGTCAGTCCATTCAAACGGCCAAACAGCCCAGCGGAATTCGCCGCTTGGGCATTCTGGGCGGCCTGAGCAGCGGAGAGTTGGCCCAGCGCACTGGCGCTTTGTTGAGTCGCCTGTTGTTGCGCGGACATAACCCGTGCGGATTGGAGCGTGGCCACGTTAGAGCGCTCAAGCGCACCGGTACCGAAATTCAGATCGGCGGCGTAATCCCGTAATTGAATGGTGGCCTGGGCGACGGTGGCCCGCTGCTCGCGTAGCGCGCGGGCCGCTTCATCGCCTGCGGTAGTGATCTGGGCAAAACCGCTGGCGCTTTGCTGGGTCTGCCGATTGGTTGAGTCGAGCGCCGAACCCAAACCCTGGACGTCACGAGTCACGCCCTGCACCACGGCGGGCGCGCCGTCCGTGTTGGCCGTAATCCGGAGTTTGAGTTCCATGTCGCTCATTCAGCTTGCTCGCGTAGTGCGTTGAGGGCGGCGCGTTCGATTTCCTGGATTCGCCAGAGCGCATCTTGCAGGTCTTGCGTTTGGCGGATCCGCATCACCACATCCAGTGCGGTGTAGTCCAGCCCGGTGCGGACTCCGGTCATTCCGGCGTAGCGCCACTGGGTCTGGCATGCGAGGAAAACTTGCAGTGCCTCCCAGTTTTCCGGCAAAACGGCGGTGCCGTCATCTGGCTCCGCCGCTCGTGCTCCGAGATCGATGCCGAAGGCCGCCGCGTCGGCCTCCAGACCACCAGGGTCGGCTTGCGGGCCGTTTACCCAGGCGGTGCCAATTTCTTTTAGATTCGCGGTCGGTTCTTTTTTGTGACGCTTTCCTGGTAGGCCGCGACCAAAGCGGTGCTGACGGCTGGGTCCGCTTTTACGGCGGCGAGCAGTGCCGGGCCGGTGAGCGCCTGGCCGTCTTTTCCGGTCACTTCGATGTCGTGCACATCGACCAACACCAGGTCGAGCAGGGTTTTATCTGCGTTTTCAGGGGCTCTTAAAACGTCGTTAGAGACCACCTTATAGGTGGCTGTGAATTTGCCCTGCTGTTCCACGTCGCCGGTGAATACGGTAACGGTGACGGGGTATTGGTAGGTGCGTTCGGTGTTGAGCTTGAACATGTGAAAAACGCCTGTTCGTTAATGGGTTAGCGGCTTAGCTGACGGTTATCACCAGCTCGTCGTTACCGCTATCCGGGTTAATGGTGAGCGGCACAGAGAGCATCTGCGTTCCGTTCAAGTCCTGTTCGGAAGGTGAGCCGGTGGCGACCTTCGGGCCGGTGAACGAGACGATGTTGCCGGCGACAGTGCCGTGGATGAGCGAAAATACTCCGGAGTCGCCGGCCAGGGCTTTGGCGTACAGGTCCAGGGTGGCCAGGTCGGGCTCTTGAATTACGGCGGTACCGGAGGGGCTGCGGCCTGAAATCTGGATGGCGGTGTCCTGACCCACGACCAGGTTCTTGTTGACGTCGACTGACATATCGACGCTGAGCCGTGAGAACGTCAGGGACGTGCCGTGCAGGATGAGTGGCGACGTATTGCCATTGGTGACCGGCACCGCCGGTGTCCACGCGCTGTAGTCGCCGCTCGGGATAGCGGTTTGGGAAACCGGTGCGAACAGGCCCAGAAATCGAAACCGGATGAACGGGATGGTGTTCACGTCAGTAGTGAACTGAGCAGAACCCAGGCCGCCCGTGAATTTGTGCAAAATGCCGTCACGGTGGACGTAGCAGCTGATCGACTCTTCACCGCCGGTTATTGGGTTGTAGGTCACGTCCGATACAGCGGTGGTTTCTGCGAAGCCGCACGCACGCAGCAAGGTTCCCCAGGCTGGAGCAGTGCCGGGGGTTCCAGAGCCGGCAAGCTCGACCTCGACGGTCATCTCAACGTGTTTTTCACCTGCCACGCTCTGTGCATTGCCGTAATAGGATCGCAGCAGCTCACGCTGGATGTCCTCGCCGGCCAGGGGCGTAACTTCTACCGACCGTGCCAATACCGCGTCAGCCGCTGCTGTGGGCGATGAGTCGGTGCCATAGGTCGATTCAATTTTTGCGAGAATCAACCGTTTGCGCATTTTGAAGCCGGCCATCAAGCGTTCTCCTCAGTTTTTGGCTCGGCCTTTTCCGGCGCGGGCGCGGGCTTGCGGGTGAGTTTGCCAGTGGCGGCGCGCTGGTATTGCCCGCCTTCGCTTGGCAACTGCTTCGGTGTTTTGGGTGCGGCTGGCTTGGCCATCAGTTTCTCCAGTACTCGGTTTTGTAGGCGTCTACCCACCAGTAAGCGTCGGCGGTTAAATCGAGGATTTGCCCGCCTGCCCATTCGATTTCGGTTTCCGCGCCCGGCGGAAGCCAGTCGATCAGTTGGTCTTTTGTGGCGGTTCGGATGGCCTCGCTCTTTTCGACCATCTCCCCGCCCAGAGCCGCATTGCCCCGGCGAACGCCGGTCAGCACCAGTACTTCGATCTCAACGCGGTGGCGATTGGGGCCGATCATGTGCGAGGTTTTCACCCGCTCCCGACCCGGCACGACCAGCACGGCGGGAAGGCGAACTTGGCCTAGAGCTTTGTCGTCTGCCGCAATTTCGGCAGTCAGGCCCAGGGCCTGATCGTCTGCGGCGGTTTTAATTCGTTCGCGCCAGTGATCGAGGTCCATCAGATGTACCCTTTGCTGTCGTCGCGGCCCCAGATGCGGCCACCGGACACAATCTCTGCGCCATCGGTCGCTTCAGGCGCGTCACCCATGCCCCCGCTGCCGATAGACACTTGCCCCGAGGAGACCTTTCTGAGCAGTTCCGTAGAAGCTTTATGGCGAGCGGCAACGGTTTCCGGCAGGTTGTCGTCGTGCAGGTAGTAGCGGGCCATGTCGGCGCACAGCCGCACCAGCACCCGAGGGACGCTGGTCAGCGGCAGTTCGTAACGGGTTGCCAGGTGGCTGTCGATTTCCGCCGTGGCATCTGAGAGAGCACGCTCCAGAACCTCGGTGTTAATCGCGCCGGTGCGGTCGCGGTCGGTGAGCGAGATCATCTCCTGCTCACCGAACCGATCGACCATGTCCGCCTGGCTGGCGTAGCTCACTGACGTACCGCTGAGATGTAGGGATCCGCCTCAATCTTTCTGGCGGTCCGCTCGTCCACCTCAATCACGCGCGGCTCCTTCGTTACCTCAACGCCGGCGCGCACACGGCGGTTCAGCGTGGTAACGACGCGCAGCTTGACCCCTTTCCCGGCACCAGAGGATTGAGCAGCATCCTTGGTGCCGGGGGCAGCATTGTCGCCAGCGGCGACTTTTGGCTGGGTGGTATCCTTCGCGTCGTCGGCCTTTGCAGTGCCTGCGGCTTTTTCCTGCGCACCGCTCGCCTGCGTGCTCGCTGCCGGCTGTGCCGAATCTTTCTCTGCAGCCGCTGCGGCTTCGTCTTTCTTTGCAGCGGCTGCGGTTTTGGTCGTAGCCATATCGGTTCCTTATTTACCGGGGGTCAGCCCTGGCTTAGTTCAGCCAGGGGGTGACCAGCAGTTCAGCGGAGTTGTGGTAGACGTTGGTGGCCCCGGCGGCATCCCGCTCTTTCTTGAGCACTTCAAGCGCCTGGCTTTCCAGCGTTGAGGGCACCACCAGCAGGGTTGGGCGGATGGCCAGCGGGCGACCGCCGTCAGCTTTGAAGCCCATCATGGCCTGGCGGGCCGCAGCGTATGTGGTGGCGTTCAGCGGCTGCTGGCTCTTGTATGCCATTTGCCAGAACCCGAAGCCGACGTTGTTGCGGGCGTCAATGCCGTAACGGTATTCATTGCGGTTGAACACACGCTCGTCGTCGTTGCTCGTCATGGCCGTGAACACGGGCGGCTTGCGCTGCTGGTAGATCAGCGGCTTGATGGCGCGGCTGACGTCCAGCAGATACCACGGCGTTTGCGGGGTGCCGGGAATGTCCTGATTGCTGGTGGCCGTCATTGCGCCTGTGCCATCGACGTTGGCGTAAACCGGGTGATCGTCGTCGAAGAAGTTCTGGCCGTCGTAGCACAGCGTGCTGCCGCCGGCAGCCAGTAGCGGGTAAATCAACTCGTCCGGGTGAATGGCCGCAGCGCGGCCCATCTCACGCATGATCGGCAGATAGATGCCGAGGTTGTCGTCCTCAATATCCGGGCGCGGCACGCCAACGGTGCTTTCCCAGTTTTTATTGAGGATTTCGTAGCCGTGGGCCTGCATGTCTTTTACAACACGATCGCCGATCCATTCCCGCATCTGCGGAAACTGGCCCAGCCAGCCGTAGGTGTTGCCCTTGGTGGTGCTGGGCACCAGCGTGGCGACCTTGTTCCAGGCGGGCTCTACGGAGGTGACGCCGGCGTCGAACTCACGGCGGAACGTCGTCATAAGGGCGGTTAATGTTGCCGGGGTTATAATCACTGGGCTGTCTCCTCGGCTTTCTTAGCCTCGATGAATTGCGCCTGGCTGATGCCGGTGGCTCTGCACACAGCGATTTCATCGGCGGTGAGTGCTTCCGTTTCTGCCGGTAGCTTTTTGCCATCCGTTTGCCGACTGGTGAGGCTGGCGATGGGCTGAGCGCTGCCGAGGTAGGTACGCAGCGCGGCGATGTCGTTTTTGCCAAGCTCACGCGCCCAGGGCTCCAGGCTTTTGACCAGGCGGCCATCTTCCAGGCCCGCTTCGACCAGGCGGTCGACTTCGCCGCCGGTGACTTGAGCCGTCAGCGCGGCGATCTGGGTTTGCATTTGCGCGACGGCATCGGCGGGCACGTATTTGGCTGGGTCCGGCGATTTGCCGGCTTCGGCACGCAGGGCGGCCACTTCCTGCTCTGCTGCGGTCTGCTTTTGACTTTGCGACTTCAGAGCAGCGGTGATCTGCTCTTCCGTCGCGTCTTCCGGCAGGCCGAGCAGTTTCAATTGCTCTTTATTCACGGGTTTCACCTTCGCTTCGGGGTTGTGCTGGGATCGGGCGGCAGCGACGTCGCTGATGCCATCTATGGCCGGGTTGTTGGTAACGGCGGCCATTAACAGTTCGGTCACCACGCCAGTTTTGGCGTCGTAACCGAACACGGGGGAGAGGTAGCGGTATTCGTCGCCCTCGATGAGCGCGGAAGCTCGGGCGGTCCACTCGACGTTGATAGCGTAGAGACCATCGCCCTCGCGCCATTCAAGCTGATCAAACCACCCGGCGGCAGGCGCGGGCTGGCCAGAGGTTTCGGCGTAGAGGGTCTGGTGCTCGTAGTCGATGACGAATGGCGTTTGCCGGGCGGCGGCGCGCTCGATGAGGGCCTTGGCCGCTGCTTCGTCAAGTTGCCATCCGGTCAGCCCTTCGGGCCGACCGTCACGGGCACGGATCAGCCCAGCAGGGAACAGCTGGATTTCGGATCCGGCTTTTCGGATGCGGGCCGTCAGTGCGGCGAATTGAATGGCAGATGATTTTTTCATGCCGCCAGTTTGGCGACTGAAACGCGAGCCCGGAACGTGAAGGGCTTCACGCGCGGCGGTAGATGTTGAGTGTGCCCGGCACTGACCCGAGCGAAGCGTGGAATAGGCCGAAGCCCTCAGAGGCTCTGGAAGGCGCTGCACCGGCCTGGCGGTACGTTGGCCTTAATTCTCAGAGAAACCCCTTTTAAACCCCCTTTAACGGCGGCGAGAGCCGCGCATTCAGGGTATCTGGCAGAGCGGATACTACCGCACCGCGATGAGGGCGACCAGAACATTGATGCGGATGCGCGTTAGACGGGCGTTAGAATCGCCACTGCTGGGGTGATCGATTTTCAGTTGGGGCAATGGCCGCCCGGCGTGTTGCGGCACGCTCAGGCGGCCGTGACGGCGTTGCGCAGGAAACGGGTAGCAATGTCTAGAATATCCTGCTCGTCGTCCCTGCCGATGCCGAGGAACGGGCGGGCGGGGATATCTCCCCAGGGAATTGGGCCGCCGCGCTTGGTTTTGCCGAATGCGCCCCTGGCGGCACCAAACTGGTGAGTGGGGGCGTAGACTTTGTTGGAGCCGATTTCGGCGAAGTCGTCGCCTGCATCGCTGGTGATGTTGTTGGCCATCTGGGTGCTGGCCTGGAGGATTTTGCCGCCCCGGCGCTTGGGGTTGCGCAGTAGCGTGGTTTCTCTGAGCGGTGCCCAGGCTTCGCCGGTGGTTGGGTCTTGCTCCTGGCTGAACGCTGCCGCCGTGGCGGTTTCGAGTACCTGGGCGATTTCTTCCATGGCATCTCTTGGCCGCTCGATACGGCGGACCAGTTCACGCAGGGAGTCGACCACTTCGGCATCGTTGGCGTTGATGTGGATGATGGACATTGAAAAATCCTTGCTTTTGTGGTGATATTGGGGTTCCGGCAGGTGTAAGTCTCAACTGGTAGAGCCTATGTCGCTGCGCTTATGTGCAGCGGTATGTGTTGCGGGTTCGAGTCCCGCCACCTGCTGGGCTCTCAATCCCTCGGGTAAACTCTTTCGTAGATCCCTGCATTTGTAAGTCTTGCGGACGTCGTCCAATAGGCGCTAATCAGCTTGTCCACCACTGACGATTGGCTCTTTTCCATTCGCTCTTCGGGGCCGACCACAGCAACGGCAACTTCGTCTGCATTCCGCTCCAGCACGTACAGCAACCGACCATTTCGCTTATCCCGGTAGACGCTCTCAGCATCAGCCATAAGCCTGGGCAGAGCCAGATACACTTCACGACTTACTGCAGCACCTTCTCGGATATGCCTGTCACTATCCAGATGCTCCACTTGGCTTTCGCTGACCACAATCAGCCGCGAAGGCATCAGCCCTGTTTTCTCAAAGTAAGCCGCGCCCAGCTCCTCTGGCATGAACATAACCGGCTGCCAGTTTTTCTGGCTCAGGCCGGTTTGCGCCAGGCTCTGTTGCAGCTCTCGCTGGCGTTCACGGCTGGGGTTCTGGGCGAGCTGTTCGCCGATATTCCGGCGAGTTTCCAGTTTGTACAGGGCGCTGCCCATCCACTGCTCAAATACGGCCTGCCGGGCTTCTGAATTGTTAAGGCTGTTGATGACCTGGCTGCGCAGGCCCGTGTGAGTCACCCGGCCTATGGACCGGGCAATGGCCGCATCCACGCCAAACGCAGCCGAACCGGGATTATGGTCCCAGCCGATATCGGGGATCATAACGCTGCCGTCTGGCAGGCGCACCTGGCTGTGCTGCACGGTGATCACTTCGCCGGTCTGGTAGTCGATGCCGGCTTCGCGCTCTACGGTCTCTATCCAGTCCGCGCCGTTTTCTACAGTCAGACCCTCGCGCTCCAGGTTGCGGTCGGTGAGGTTTCTCACGCGGCAGCGGCAGCCCCAGCCGTTGGGGGGGTAGATCACGGCCCAGACTGGGTCGTCCCAGCGAAACACTTTCCCATGCAACAACCGATGCAGGGGCCGGGTCTCGGTGTCCATAACGGCCAGGTATTGCCAGTAAGGCCGGAACTCCACCGCAGCCAGCTGCCGGCGGTAGCGGCCTACGTTGTAGGCGGTGGACAGGTTGGTTCGGTAGATGTTCTTCAGCCGCCAGGGGCTGCCCAGCTGCACTTCGTAGTCGTTGCCCTGGGCGTCGGTGCGGGTTTCTTTGCCCCACCAGCCGGCTTTTTGCAGGCGCGGGGTCACTTCTTTAACGAAGGTTTCTTCGGTGGTGCCTTCGGCCAGGGCTTTATCCAAGCCGTTCCGAATCACTTCCAGCACGTCCATGCTGGCTGCTTTTGCCACGGTAAATGCCCTGGCGTGCGCCCGGCCCTCCATCTCCTGCCATTGGTCCGTGATCTGGTAGCCCTTGCTGCGGAAGTAAGCCACAGCGTCCTTGGGTTCCATGGCCATTGCGGCCCGCAGCTGAGCGGTTTTCTCACTGCTGGGCATGGATGCTACCCCACAGCTCGGCGGCGAACAGCGCTTTGCGCAGGCGGTTTTCGAGGGCTTCGGTGCTCATCTCCGGGTAAAGGTCCGCGAGGCCCTGCATGAGCGCCTCTGACCCTTGCTCGGCCAGCTTGAGCACGGGGGCCAGAACCGGGGTCAGGTCTTGCTGGTATTCGCCGCTGGCGATCAGTTCCAGCGCCTCATCGAGCGCGACCTGGTCCGGGAATTCTTTCTCGGTTTGGGTGCGCAGGGCGGCTCTGGCGGTGGTTGGCCCTGGGGTGGGCTGGGCGGCTCTGGGGGTGAAGTCCAGCACGTCGTCGTCGCTTTCCGGGGCCGGGATGCCGAGTTTCTCCCGTGCCCAGCGGGCGCTGATGGGAATGCCGGCGGCGAGCTTGGGCAGCGCGTCGGCGAACAGCTTCAGGTCTTCAGGCTGGTCGGTTTCAAACACCCAGGTGGGCATTCGGGTTAACCCGGTGTTGAGGCGTGCCAGCGGGGTGATCAGGTGCTCGGTGAGCGTGCGAGCGATTTGCCGGGCATCGCTGATCATGATGTCGTGACGCACCTCGTTGTGCACCTCGCCCAGCGCGTAGGCTCCACCGCCGTTCTGGCCGGTTTGGCTGGTGAGCGTGCCGCCCAAAATGGCTTTGCTCATGCTGCTCTCGGCCCAGTGCATCATGGCCATGAACGGGTCGCTTGCGCCTTTTGCCGCTTCCTGGAACTCCAGTTCCATACCTTGCGGAATAATGCCGGCGGCGGCATGGCCGATATTCACCACGGCGCGCATGAGCGTGGATTTTTCATTATCGGTGGCCCCCGCCGGGTACTTACCGAGCCGCAGCGGCAGGCCGTAAATTTCCAGAAACTCTGCCAGGTCACGCGCAGAGTAGTTACGGAACAGGTACGGCCACGCGAGGATCCGCGCGAGGCCGCCACGGCTCAGGTAGCCGCTTTTGGCTTTGTGGGTATGCACCAGCCAGCCCCAGGGGCGCAGCAGCTCGCCCTGGCCATCTTCGGTGCGCAGGGCCAGCAGGTTGCGGTCGTGCGCTGGGCACATAAACCAGTCCGGCTGGCGGTACTGGGCGGCTTTGAGCAGCCACTGGCCCTCGCTGCGCTCCCAGTCGTATTCGAGGCACGAATAGCCGTAGAGGATCGCTGCGCTGGAATCGTAGACGACATCCTCCCAATCCATGTCGCGGATCGCGGATTCCAGGTCTTCCGTCGCTCGCTTTTCCTGGGCGGTGGCGTCTTTGGGTGGGCGCAGGTACCAGTTGAGGCCCAGCAAGGCCCGGCGGCGCTTGCTGAGTTCGGCAAACAGGTGGGCGTCTTTTTCTTCCATGTCCTCAGCCAGGCGGGCCTGGGTTTCGAGCCGGCCTTCTTCGCCATCCTGCAGAATGCTGGCGAGTTTGGCGGGCGTCAGGCCACGGCTGGGGTGGTCGCTGAATTCGCGGTACAGCTGGGCGATGCGGGCGGTTTGCGGCTCGGCGAGGTCGTCTGTGGGCTGGCGGGGCATGGGGTAGCCCCGGTGGTCGAGTATGCTCACCATGCGCCGGTCTCCTCTAGGTAGTGGTTGTCGTCGTCATCGCTGGCGGGTTCGCCGTTCCAGCGGCTTTTGTAGTTGGGGGCCGGGGTGTATTCGATGGGGGCCGGATCCATTCGGCTGGCGTAGTAAGCCAGCGCTATGGCGATGGCGGCATCCCCGTGGCGGCCATTCTGGCGGCTGTTACGCGGAACCTTGGCCACGCCGTTGATCATCTGGATGGCCCTGAGATCGTCCACGATGAAGTTATCTGCGGGGATCTCGATGGTGCCGTCTTCAAATGCGGCCTTGAGCGGGGGCATGTTGTCCCGGTACCAGGCATCTGAAAACTTGATCTCTTCGACTCTATGGGCTCCGAATGCCTGGGCGGTGACCTCGGCCAGGTATGCACCGTTACCGGTGGCATCCAGCGCGGCGGCCTGTAGCCTGGCGACTCGGCTGAGCACGTAATGCACGATCTGCCGCTGCTGTTCAAACGGGATGTTCTGCATTTCGATGACAAGCGGGCACCGGCGCACCAGGTCGCCACCGATGACCAGGGGCACGAGCACGGAAAGGTCGATGGTGCGCCCGAAGTCTTGCCCAAAAGCGACCCAGAGGGCCGGATCCAGCTCTAGTAGCAGCGGCCTGATGTGTTGCTCACACCAGTCATGGATTTCGGCCTCGCGCCAGCCAGCGGGCAGTTGCTTGAAGGCGTCATCTTTCTTGAGACGTAGCACCGGCAGGCCCTTGCGTGCCCGCGCTTCGATCAGCGATCTGGGCAGCCAATTGCCAGAGCCTTCTGCCGGGATGGCATCCAGTTCTTCTGTGGCGGCATCGCCGTAGAAGTCGTAAACGCCTTGGACCCATTCATCTTCCGCCGCTTGGCTCCATTCTTTGCCCAGGCGCATGCACACGCGCCGGTTAAGGCCCTGGTCAACCGCTTCGCGGAAGGTGATCCGCTGAACTGATCCTTTGCGCCGACCGGCGCGGATGTCGTTGATCAGCTGATTGAACGGGTTCTGGTCGCCGTTGTGGGTGCTGATCACCCGGACTTTTCCGCCCCAGATGAGCAGTGCCATGGCGGCCTTTAACAGCTCGCCGAGTTGATCGTGGAAAGCGGCCTCATCAATGATCACCACGCCCTGCTTGCCCCGCAGGTTGGCTGGCCGGCTGGAGAGCGCCACGATCCGGTGGCCGCTATTGGGGAATCTTATGGTGTAGGTCTTGATGTGCTTGTCGTCGGAATCGTCTTCCCAGATTCCCTCTTCAACCGCGCCGGCAGCGTGATTGAACGCGCGCGCCCACATGGCGCAGGCGTCGATATACTCAATGGCCATGTCTTGGTTGTAGCCGATGTAATAGCAGTTCTGCCCGCCGGCGGCTTTTTCGGAGGCGGCGATCAGTACGTTATCCGATGCCTCAGCCCAGGTGAGACCGGTTCGCCGGGACTTTTCAGAGACTTTGAGCTGGCTGGGATCGGCTACCCAGCGCGCCTGGTAGCCCAGCAAAACAGCGGGCGGCGTGTTGGCTTTGCTGGTATCGGCGATGGCTTCGGAGAGGGGGTTCGGGCTCACTTGTTCAAGAATCCTCTCACAAAGGCAGCTGCAACGATGGCAAACGCTATGCTGTCAGCGCCATCGGCGATCGCTTGGGCGATGGTGAGCGTTTCCATCAGGCGATCCCCAGCAGCTCGCGCCGCAGATCGTTGACCACTTCAGCAGACAGGCCGCCACGCTTGGCCACTTCGGCTGCCTTGTCGGCGGCCTCTCGGGCCATTTCCTTGCGCAGTTCCCGCGCCCATTTCTTTTGGTTGATCGTCATGCGGCCCAGGTCTGCCAGTGCGTGGCTGATGGTGCCCATGTGTTTGGCGGCCTTTTCCGGCTCGTGCTCTGCGCGGCTCAGTGCCAGTGTTATCTGCATAAGCTGGTGCTGCACCATCTGGCTGGTAGCGCCCATGAGCGCGCCCTTTGAGTCCTCGTCTGACTCGGACCATGCTTTGGCCATTTCGGTGCTTTTACGAACCGCACTCATCGCTTCATCGAACTCTTCCTGGAGCGCGCTACCGTAGCGGTGCACGGCTGAGCGGGAGAGCTTGAAACCGTTCTCTTCCAGCCAGTCAGTGAGACCCTTGTAGTCCTGAAATCCACTGCTGACGAGCCGCTCATTCAGCTCATCGCGTAGCTCCGGTGGGAGATCGTAGATCTTCGAGCGCGGCGGCATATCAGGCTCCCGGCTGGGGGGCGGCGACGCCTGGCGTGCATGCCCGGCCTGCGGCCACGTCGCTGCCTCGGCTGGTGAGGGTGATGAGCCAGCCGGCGCGGGGCTGCTGAACAATGACGAGGCCTTGCTCCTCCAGCCAGGCCAGCTCGCTGTGTAGGCGATCTTTGCCCAGATGATGGCCGTAATTGCCCTGTAACTCGTCGTTAAGGCTGTATTCATTGGCGGTGTACATGGTTCGGCGAGCGAGGATCCGGAGGATGCCGAGCCGCACGCCGCTGCTCTGAAACTCGTGGTAACTCACTGTTTTGGCCCCTTTTCGGTAAGCAGGTACTGGTTAATCATGGAAAGCTGAGTGCTGAGCTGGCGCATTTGCCCGCTCGATTTCGAGAGGTCTTCCGCCACAACGTTGAGCCGGTCGTAAATCCGCGATAGGTCGCTGTGCTTGGGCGCGTCTTCAAGCCGGCGCTCCATAACTGCACCGCGGCTCTCGCACATAGTCATTCGCGCTTCCAGCCCGTCGATGTGCTCGTGAATATCCGCGCGCAGCCCGGATATTGCGCTCTCGTTGGCTTTGCTCTTGTTCGTCAAATGCGTGTACACAAACAAGGCTATGAGCCCCAGCATTTGCAGTGCGCTCAGCCAGAAGGCGGCGGCTTTGTAGTCCATGGCTTCGAGCATCAGCGACTCCGTAGTTCATGATCCTGCTGACAGTCCGGACAGCGCGTGCAGCGCGGCAAAACGGCGATGCGGCGCGGATCTATGATTGCTTCGCAGTCGTTGCAGTGCCGCTCGCCATTGATTTCCAGGGGTTTCCCGTGCTCCTGGTTGAGTGCGGCACGGATGCCCTGACGAGTGAGCCTCTCGGTGTAATCCGCCGCCTGTTCAAAGTGCTTTTCGTCCATGCCTCAATCCCGCGCCGGCCTGGCCAGGGCGTCTGCCAGGCGCTCCAGTGCGCCGGTTCCGTCTTGCCCTGCGCGGGCGCGCTTATCCCGGCTGCGGGCGCGAATGTTGATGCCGAGCACACCCAGGGCGATGCCCCAAAGGGTCAGCATTGAGCCCACCAGAGTGGCGATGCCACCGAGGATTTTGTCGGCATGCTCCGGGTACACAAACGCGGCACCGACGATTGCGGCCGCAATAGCGAGGAAGGTGATCACCCAGCTCAGGCAGGTGGCATAACCCCACGTAGGCCGCCACCGGCGGACATACGGATCATCTGCCGCCGCTTCGGCGCGCATGGTGGCGTTGATCTCCTGTAGGCGCACGGTTTCGGCTTCCAGGGTCATGGCTTCCAGGCGCTCTCGGTGGTCGTTTTGCAGTTGCTGTAGCTTGATCGCGGCGGTTGGGTCGCGCTCCAGGGCTTGAGCAATCGCGTTCGGTTCCGGCTCTACATCCAGTGCGGCGGCAATCAGCGACCCGGCTACGCCACCGGCAGGCCCCAGGGCGTTGCCGAGTATTGGCGCGGTTTTACTGACTACACGTTTGATGCCGTCCCAGTCCCAACTCATGCCTTCACCATTTTCAGCGCGTCCTGGGGCATGTGAAGCCCCACTACGTAGTGGGTTTCACCATCCTTTCGAACCGATGTGAGCGCCTGCCGGCGCGGTATTTCGCCGGGTCTCGCAATGCCGACGTGTACCCACCGGCCAAACTCGTGAATGATTTGGTCAAATGGCAGACCCATGTGAACGAACCATCGGGCAGCGCTGAGCGAGCTTGTTCCGGAGACTGCGATATCCGCAGCTAGACCAGAGATGTGATAGCTGTTTGGGCTGCCGCCAATCGCGCGATTAAGGAGCCTTGGGCGGTAGCCTGAGCTGATGAAAATCGGGCCAAGCGCATCGCGGGCGGGCTGAAGCACTTGCTCGCAAAGCGTTTTCAGGTTCCGGAATGTGTCGCTGTCTTGCTCAACGTTCACATCGAGCCCGAATCGCGCTGCTGTTTCAGAGCGGGTGAACTCGTCGAGGAAGAAGTTTCTGGAGAGAAGGATTCTGTTCAC